ATGGACGAGATACGCATTAAAGACCTTGCGAGTGCTGCGGGGCAGTTAGAAGATTTCGACAAGTTCGAGTTCATTGTCGATGTCCCGACGGTCGATGCTTCGCTGAAGGTCTCCGGCAAGGAGATCAAAGGTGTAATGGCCCCCAAGAAGCACACACACGCCGTAACTGACGTCACTGGCCTCACAGGGGAATTAGACAAGAAACTCGACATGAAAGGCGGCACGATCACGGGCGATTTTTCGGTTATGGGCGACACCTACATGCGACGTCTGCATTTGGAGGAGTTTTTGGAGGTTCCTGAATACCAATACAACCGCGTCGAAACCATCGTCGGCGACAAATGGTCGGCTCCGGGCGGCGGCATCGTCGACCTGGTATCTTCCGAAAACGGAATACTGACCGTGAAACTCGAAGAGGGTGAAATCGGCACACTCCGTGAGAACGATCTCTGCATGGGTATATTCCTCAACGCGGCAATGGACGAGGCAAGCGATAATAGTGTCGACTCGGACGATAGTTTTGGGAACCGTACCTATGCCGGATTCACGACCTGCTATTTTCTCTTGACCGAATGCCTCAACAAGCAGACATACGGAGAGTGGCGATACGAACTTCGGGAGGGGTATCCTTACCATCCACAGGCAGCAATGAACTTTGTAGCTTTCGGAAATAAAACGGATCCCTCGCGGCAAAATTCCCGCTACGAAACACGTACCTACCAACGTTTCCTCGTTAGCATGGACTCGTGGACTATCGGCGTAGAGAATATCGCAGCGCAGTTCGGGGACCTATCCAATCTTACCAAGCATGGCCTCGACATGACCGGCTACTCGGCCTACCTGAAGAATATATACCTCACGGGGTATCTCTCCGACAAGGCGGGCGACAGTTGGTTCGATTCCGCGACAGGCGACATGCAACTCTTCAACCGGACGACCGGCTGCGGCATCAGCTTTCGGGACGGAGTGCTACGCTTCGGACGAATCAATCCTGCGAAGCCCGATGCCGGAACCAACCTCGATGAGTTGATGCAAACCATCGCGGATACATTAGAAACTCTTGACCGCATCAACTCCGACGAATATGTCTCACCGGTGGAGAAGTCGTTTCTGCGGGAGCGGCTTCAGGATATCCAGACCGAGTACGAGCAGCTCCGCGACAGTGCCTTGCGGAGCATTTCTACCCTACATTCTCGCTATATTCAGGGGAAACAACTCATGGTCGGCGGCAAACGGCGGATCCTGTATACCTTCAACGACGACTGGATGACTTACGAAACAACCTATCTGTTAGCTGTCGTCGCTATCGAGAAATATACGCAGCAGTATCCGGAGTTTATCCCCATCGAAGAGGACTTCACCTACATCGAAGCATACTACGAAGCACGTCGAATGATTGCTGCGGTACTGGACAAGGCGACAACTGCTAACAGCGAATTGGGTTACCTGCGCGAAAATTTTCAGGATATCTCGACAGAGATCGATGCCGGGAGCGGCGTGGTGCTATCAGGCTTCGTGGGTGTGAAGGATGAGAGCAACACAAAAGTAGTAGCAGGCATGGCTGGCTGCTCGCTTAAAGGCGCTCCTGCGTCCAAGCACGGCAAGTTGATGTTCTTCGCCGGAGCAGATGGGATTTCGAATGCCGGAAATGCTGCCACTCGTATTTACGAAGATGGGCATGTGGAAATGTCGAGTGGTATCTTCAGCGGGTACTCCAAAGTGATGTTCAAAGATCTTGTCGAGGATGGGACGGATTTCAACCCTACGACACGCAAGTACACCGTCAATCGCAACTTCAATCTCACAACAAATGGAGAACGCTACAGCGACTTCATTATTTGGCTGAACTTGCCAAGTAGTAATGAGTATATCGGCAGCGTGGTCAATATCTGCGACAACTTTATCCGCACACGTGCCTCTCCAAGTTTAGTGCTGGCCGCCGATGATTCACAGTCGGGAATCGTCTCCTCTTTAAAAAAGGACAGTTTAGGATATGGATATCTCCCTGTCAGCCGCATTGAAACATTCGGCGGTATCTTACAACTTCTGGCTGTACCTTCTCCCCGCTCTTCTTTAAAATGTATGTGGTATGTTACTTATCAAATGATGTTCGATTTTAAAATTTACGAAGAATAACAAGTATGGCAGACACAACCCCTACCGGCATTACGATTGCCGAACTGACAAAGGTCACAACCCTTGCATCTACAGACCTCATAGAAATCGACCGAAACGGCGCAGGAGCCGCCGTAAGCTATGCAACATTGGTTTCGGCTATCACCGCCTCGCTCGGACTGACGGGCATAAAGGAAGTTCTCGAAAAAATCATCGGATAACGTATGGCGACTACATTTACAACTTTGGTGACACGGCTCTCAAGCCTATGCACGCAACTTGCAACGACACTCCGGGGAAAGGGCATCGATGTGACGGACGGCGAATCGCTCGCCGTACTTATCGGGAAAGTTGCCTTGATAGACAGCATAAGCGGCATGAACCAGATCCGCAACGGCTATCAACTCTTCAAAGACAACAGGACAATGGCCGTCTTTCCGATTTTTGACACGGCTCCATTCGATTCAATGTACCAGATGTGCTATGGCTGTACGGCATTGGAGCGTGTTCCGGCGCTGAACACGTCTAAAGTCACAAACATGATGTACGCTTTCTATGGCTGCACGAATGTCACTGAGGTCGCGGAATTGGACACCTCGCAGATTACCTCCGCATCAGAGATGTTTCACGGATGCATTAAACTCCGCAGAATCGGTGGAGTCCTCGACTTCAGCAAGGTCCGCTCGCAGATTGATTCGACCTTTGTCTCCTGCGGGGCGCTGGAGGAGGTCACCTTCACCGGAACCATCAAGGTCGATATTGCCATGAACGGCTGCCCGAAACTCACGTTAGGAAGCCTGCTGTCGCTTCTCGAAGCACTCTCTGCAGACGCAATGGAAAAGGAGTGTAAAATCGGTGCAAAGAATCTCTCGAAGCTCTCGCCCCCGCAGCAGGCCATCGCCACCGACAAAGGATGGACCTTGATCTGAATATCGCAATACTGATGCATAAAAAACGGCAGACAATTAAGTTGTCTGCCGTTTTCGGTTCGCAGAAGGATTCATTTCATTTGCTCTCTGAAACTTTTATTGGGCTTAAATGCCGGAATACTGTGTTCAGGAACAATCATCGTCGTATTCTTGGAGATATTCCGGGCCGTCTTTTGTGCCCTCTTTTTGATAATGAAAGACCCAAAGCCGCGCAGGAACACTTCGTTTCCGGCGATCATGCCATTTTTGACACTTTCCATAAATCCCTCGACGACGGCCAATACGGTCGTTTTCTCAATGCCGGTCGACTTTACGATCTCGGCTACAATGTCTGCCTTTGTCATTTGTAGTGTATTTTTGGTAGGACAAATATAAGAATAATAACCGGAATTACATCATAAATAGCTGTATATATGCACATTAATCATTCATTTCCGGCAAATATTCCCACTACCCCACTCATTCTCTTCCCCGTTTCAAATTCACCTTCCACTGCCCCCGCGTACCGCCGATGCGCTCCAGATAGCCTCTGGCCCGGAGGCTGTCGATATTCCGTTGAACGGCCGAGTAATTGATCCCGATAAGCTGGGCCATCTGCGCAATGGAGGCGGTAGGCTTGGCAATCATGGTTTCGAGGATGATCGTCTGCGATTCGTTCCTGATCATGATCGGCTCGCCATTATACCACCATTCGCTTGCAATTGCACCACCTTTCTTTCCGGCAATCACATTCAGATCGTATTGCAGGGTATCCTCAACGATCCTGCCGATATAATCGACAAAAGGTGTGATCTGTCCCACGGAAGCATTCGCACCATCCGAGGGCGTCAAACCGACCTCAACATCGCATTGGTGCAGGATCCGCAGGTAATTCTGTTTGTCGACCGTTCGAATGACGATCATCGGATAATCATGCCGGAGCAACACGTAGTTGACAAGTAGCCGGGCGATGCGGCCGTTCCCATCTTCAAAGGGGTGGATCCGGATATAACGATAATGAAGCAGGGCCGCTAACTGTATCGGGGAAAGGGTCCCGGCTTTCTCCTGCGCATTGTACCACCTTACCAGGCTGCTCATGAAAGCCGGCGTTTCCTCAACAGCCGCATAGTGAAACGTCTCCCCCGTGGTTGTGATCACCGAATTGGGTCGGGTCTTGTACTCGCCGACCTTGACTTGCATGCGAGTACGGCTGCCGGATGGTGTCACGGCATCTTTCCAATAGTCCTGAACCAGAATCACCCGATTCAACTCCCGGATGAATCCCTCGGTAAGCGGGCGATGCTTATCTTGCGCCTGCTGCCGCATCATCTCCAGTCCCACATTGTGGGCCTTCATCTCTTCGTAGTCCTTCAGGGGGGCATTGCCCGACGTCTCCCCGAAAATGAAGAGCAACTGCGTCTGGCCGTAGGTCAGTGTGTTACCCTCTATATGGTTAGAGTTGAAGTTGAAATCCACGCGGAATTGCCGCTCTAATCGATTACGAACATCCTCTTCGAGGGGTTGGGCCTGCTGCCATTGCTGGAATAATCCGGTTATCCGATCCATATTACACCACTTTACATATTTTATTACACCACCAAATATAATGCAAATATAAATAATAATTCGAGGAACCTACACCTGCAGGCCATTATTATTCATTCAGGGCTATAAAAGATGCAGCCCCGGAACCTCCGTCCGGGACTGCAGCAATAAACAACGAGCAAAACAGATGTGGTATGGGACACATCCGGAGGTATTTATTTTTTCAGAGTTTCAGATCGTGAAGCGTTTTCCATTGCATTCACCATAAGAATTATATTGGTAGACGTTATCCGAATGGTCTGCAACACGCAGCGTTTCATAATCCGTGTCGAAATCCAGATCGATGGTTACCCGCGAACTCAATGTCCCGTTACGTTGACGATTCTCGTGCATCTTCCGGAGAATGCTCTCCATTTCATCAATGGAGAGCGTTACTATGTGTCTGGTAGGCTGTTTCATCGCTTATTCGGTTTCTACTTCGTCCGCACCCCCGACCCAATTGTAAAAGTAGTCGAAGAAGGCCTTGCGAGTCAGAGCCTTCATCCTGTCGATGTTGGCCAGAATATAGTCGCGGCCTTTGGTGTTCCACTCGGCCGGGGTGCTGATGTGCTTAAAATCCACCGGCTCGACAATCACTCCGTCGTAATCTTCGAGGTATTCCCTCGATGTGCGGGCAAGATCGCGGATCTCATCCGTTGCCTGTGCCCAACTTGTAGCGTCCTTCGGGAAACGTTCTAAAAACTTTTCGATTTTTGTTTTCATAATTCACTCTGTTTTAGTTGTTTATCGCATTACAAAGATGGCATCTTTATTCGGAACACGCAAATTTATCAGCAACTTAATACAAAGATTATCAGACATTTAATCCTTTTTTCCGAGGAGATCGGAAAGAGGACGACGGTCGCAAATTTCGAGGAGCAACGCCGCATCCAACTCCTCGTCCATCACCACTTGAAAAGTGCGGTCTATTGTCGAAACGCCGATAATATGCCGACGAGGAGTTTCCCCTTTGATGGGGAAACTGTCTATGGTCGTACATCCCTTAACTGCCTCAACGTAGTGACGGGCATGGAGTAGAGCTTGTTCTGTTGTCATGATGAATAGTCGATTTAATTACGATTCTGTTCCTGTGGATTCTCCGGCATCGGCTATTCGCCGATGCCCCAATAACCCCACTTCCCGTCACGAAAGATGTACTTGTAACGGATGTCACACTCGCTTTCACGCATATAAGCGGCGAATGTTTTGTGAATTTGCGGCGCAACATCCCCGCTGGATGCCTGCTCGAAGTTGCATTCTGCAAGCGTCACTTCGACGTCAATCAGATTGCCCCGTTCAACAAGTGCAGTCGCCTTTTCCAGCGTGTCGTAATATTTACCCAATATTTCCCCCAACACGCAAGGTGTACCATCGCGCCATACGTAAACGCTTTTAATTTCGCCCGACTCAAACTGCACTCCGATTCTTGCTCTTGTACTCATAACTCACTTTATTTTAGTCGTTTATTGCATTACAAACATAACATCATTATTCGGAACACGCAAGTTAATTAAAAGGTTTATCACCTTTATTATCAATATTTTACACGCATTTTTCAAATGAGCAGAACCGGCCGTTCCGGGCCGGTTCGCGGGTGGCGAGGAGGGAGTCATCCTTCAGTTTTTCCGCTTTTAGAATTTACTGCCGCCTCACAAAGAAATACTCTTTGTAAAGTGGCAATAGCGTGCTTAAGCTCCCCAATATCATCGCTAATTTCGAACTCTTCCCGGAAAAGACGTATATAGGCATCGGAAAGCATCACTTGCCATGCTTCCTCTGTAATTGTATAGCCCTCAATCATCTTATACCTCTTCTCCTGAAGCGTTTTGGTAATGCTTTCAAGCTGTGCCACCTTGTTCTCAAGGATTTCGATAGTCTTTTTCATCTTATTAAGTATTTGTTATTCAATGCTTTATTGCATAACAAAGATGGCATCATTATTCGGGACATGCAAATTAATGTCCATATATATTACGTTTATTATCAACTATTTACAGTCGCCATTTAATAATAACGCAGACTTCTCCGGAAACCTGCGCTACATATCTATTCGAGGGCTTCGATGTTTGATTCGGGGATGCCGATCAGCGTCCATGTATCGCCGTTTTTCAGATAGTCGAGACTGTATTCCCTATCGAAAGTGCAACAGTTATAATCCCAATCATTGATCGTACCCTCAACGACCTCGCCGTCCTTTTTCGTGACCCGGACCCGCTGACCTTTATTGAATTTCGCGTTCATCTCTCTTTCCGATTTATGCGGGGAGGTTACTCTCCCCGCTGTTTGCTAATTCCAGGATACGTTCGATCATCTTCTTGTGAGAGTTGTAGAAATGACCATTGTAGGCGTACTGCTCCGAATAACCTCGCCCCTCGGTATGCCAGCGGCGAACGCTGGGGTACTCCACACCGTCGATGACCGCCACCGCTTCGTGGTAGGAAGTATCGACTTCAAGCCAACCCCACTTTTTGTCCCATCGCATGCACTTTTGGCAGCTTATCAATTTATCAGATACCCGATACTCGAATTCAACTTTGCGGGGGATCCCGTTTACAATGACTGTCTTTTTCATAATTCGCTCTGTTTTAGTCGTTTAATGCATTACAAAGGTGGCATCATTATTCGGAACAAGCAAGTTAATTCGGATGTTTATTTCGTTTATATTCAACAATTTACGCACAGTTTGAGCATGAATTAAAGGCAGTGATGACCTTGACTCTGCGAGTTGTCATTAAAGGTACAAGGTTGTTGACGGAACATTCGGGAACTTTGTCCCACATAAACAAGCCGCCCCTTGCGAGGGCGGCTGTCGATGCCATAATTCGACCGTATTGCTGCTACTCTTTCTCCGCGTAGGCGATCAGCTTGTCGAAGGTATCATTCAGAATCTTTTCCCGCTCCTTGCGGTAGTCCTCGTCGGGGTGACAAGAGTCAATGGTAGATGTCCATCCGTCCATGTAAATCTGTTTCCATCGTTTGATTTCGTCAATGTCCAGGCAAAGGCAATGAAACCGCTGCTGGCCGAGGATGGTAATCATCTCGATCATACACGGAATAATATCACCCAATTCATCCCCTGCGTGGATTCGCCGTCTTGTTTTCATGACTTGCCGGATTTCGTTCATCATCCGATCAATGAACGTCAGAAAATAATCCCCCGCTGTGTCGTTTTGAAAATTACCCGATCCCCAAGTTCCCATAATTGTTTGGTTTTAAGTATTTAATTATTTGAAATACAGCTACTTATTACATAACAAAGATGGCATCACTTTTTGGAACACGCAAGTTAATTCAGACATTTATTACGTTATTTATCAATAGTTTAACCCCATTTACACGATTTGTAAAGCCAGCTTTCAGGATGGCTTTGCGCGTCGGCAGACAAGCACATTACTCAATAGTTCTCCTTGTTTACAAACCTCAACGATTATAATTTTTGTATTCCGCTTCAGTCAAGGTCTTTGCGCTTGCGCTTATGACCTCTAACTCGTCGATTTCTGGGATAATAGCCAATCCGCCCCATGTACCGTGTAGTTGGTTGAGGCTGTCAATAAACTCGACTATGCCCTCGCGTCCGTCATAGCTTTTATCCTCGTCCCGAAGGTGGAGGATACGGATACGATCCCCCACCTTGATGCTTGTATATTCGGTTTTCATTGCTGTTACGCCTCCTTCGCCTGAATAAGTTTGTTAAAAAGTAAAAGTCAATTTCACACCACTTTCGTAACAGATCGTAAGCACATTGATTCCACATGCCTTGAGATCGAGGTAGCGGCTTCCGGTGGCTTCTTCTACACCTTTGCACCACTCCTCGAATGGGATTTTGTCTCCGTCGTTATTGCATTCTACCGACACCGCTTCGTTGCAGTTGAGCAGTGCGGAAAAGTTTATCATCAGATACGAAAGGTTAATTTTTTTGTCGTTCATGGCTGCTTGATTTTATGGAGTTAATTCCGCCCGAAGGCAGGGTGATGATTTACTCTTGGTCGGGATAGAGAAGGGCCTCGAAAAATCGCATTGCAAAGACAAGAAGTCGATAATCCATCTTCTGAATTCTCGTTTCGAGTTCTTGTCGATTGATAATGGTTGTAGCGAAATCGGTTTTTTGCAGTTGCTCATGCAACTCGCAAATTCTTTTTTTAATCTCCTTTCGTGTCATGGCTTTTAGTTTTTAATTATCTGTAATACAGTCGTTTATTGCATTACAAAGATGCCATCTTAATTCGGAACACGCAAGTTAATCCGAGTATTTATTTCATTTATTTTCAATCAATTACAGCGTTTACACAAGCGAGCAGAACCAGCCTTTCAGGGCTGGTCTGCAGTAAAGGTGTCTGAGTTTACTCACACGGGTAAACCCTTGGGTCGCGGGTCAGCCAGTCAATCGTATTCCTGTCGTCATTACGAGTTATACCATACACTGCCCCTCCATGCCTATTTCCCTGACCATAAAATTCCCAGACCACACAATCGCCCTCCATCCGGAAAAGGTCGCCCTCTTGTAGTTCGGAGAGCAGTTTCGTTTTTTTACTGAAGTCGCCGAGAGCGTATTCGGCAATCACCTCTTTCATGGTGATTCGGTCCGAAGTTGGGTCGATCTCTACTTCGTAGACCTCATCGTTTAATTCCGCCCGGACAATGATACGGCCACCGGCAGGTTCCATACTTTTTACCGTTAGGTTTTCAGGCTCTACACCCATGCGGAAGGTGTAAAATCTCGTTGCAATCTCAAGTGCTTTTTCTCGTTTCATGGCTGTGTTATTTAACTGTGTATTAGCGTTTTATTGCACTACAAAGATGTGCATCACTATTTGAAACACGCAAGTTAATTCGAACCTTTTTATGAAAATAAATCATTTATATTCAGTCGTTTACGGCATATTTCCGCATACTCCACATTAGGCTCGGAACCGATGTATTTCGACCAAGCCGTAGCGCAACAACAGCCGTCGGTCCACTCCCCATAAACTGGTCAAGAACGATACCTTCTTCCGAACACCCTGCCTTAATCGGAGTCTCCACAGGGCGTGACGGGTAAGTCAGGGTTTATTCCACGAAGGTGGCATTCGAAAAGACGTACCGTCAGCAGGATTCGGTAGGCGACTTGTGGGACGATGGCATTACCGTAGCATTTGATGGACTCGGTTCTCCAACGCACGGCGCTGCTTCGGCGGCGACACTGCTTATCGGACAGTCCCGCAAAAATGGTGTTAGGATCCAACCAGTCGGAAAGCCCATCATCTCCTCGACAAACAGGGGGTTGAGTCGGGAAACCATCCCAGCCTGGTATGCCATCGTATCGTTCAGTTGCAGGGTGTGTTCCGTTCCATGCCTGTTCGGCATCCCGCTCCGAAAGTCGTTGGCTTTGGGTGTCGGGAGCATCCCTCTCAAATATGCTCCGGCCAAATTGTCCCGGTCGATTTGGCTCGGTGGAATACTCGAATTTATCGCATCGTTTACCGTCGGTGTCGGCAGCAGTCCCTTCCTTAGCAGACTCGGCATCCTGATCGGAATGTCCCGCAAGTTGCACGGTTTCGAACGGCCAGGACGAGTGACTGTCATCTCTCGCTCCCAAGCCTTGTCCGATTTCGGCGGTAGGCTGTCCATTGTCGTCGGTGTGGGCAGTAAACTCAACGGCATCGGAACGCTCCGCCGCGCCCGGCATTGCTTGAGCCCCTGCGTCTGCACAGTCGGGAGTAAGCCCCTGCGGTATATGAATCCCGACACCGCCTCTTGCGCCAACGACCCCGAATTCCCGAACCGTTGTTCCTTCTGGTTCAGCCGATCCGCATAGGCATCGATCACTGTCGGAGTTTTCAACAGCATGGGCGACAAACCATGTACGGTATCTTTGGTGCGGCGCATTGACACCGCAAGCTGGAAGTACATACGGTTGAACTTCGTACCCCTCAGCTTCCAGATCAGCGCACACCTGTTCGAAGACCAATCCGTTCGACCAATTAACGATTCCGAGAACATTCTCGCCCACGACCCAGCGGGGACGAATTTCCCGAATTGCTCGCAGCATCTCCGGCCAGAGATAGCGGTCGTCATCGGTTCCCTTCCGCTTTCCGGCCACGCTGAAAGGTTGGCACGGGAATCCTCCGGTAAGCACGTCGACACGTCCTCGCCATTGCGTAAAGTCGGTCGTTCGGATATTTCCATATTGTTTTGCATGAGGAAAATGATGTTTAAGAATCTGTCGGCAAAATGGATCGAAATCGCAATTGAAAACAGTGGTCATACCAGCCCATTCCGCGGCCAGATCAAAACCTCCAAGGCCACTAAATAGCGAGGCGTGTGTCAGTCGGACTTCATCCATAGCGCCAGTAGTTGGTTATAATCCACTCCTCCTGCCTGCGACGGGAAACTTTTGAGGCGGTGATCGTGCGGTCGAGGCGGTGGATGCTCCATCTGTGTTCGGCAGCGTACTTCTCGATCAGCGGGTGCGGGAACATCGTCAGCATGAACTTCCCCTTGACATGGGCGAGAATGGCGAGCAACTTTTCGAAGTCAGCCTCGTCGAACGTGCCGTTGTAGTGGCCGCAGTCGGAACCGACATACGGGGGATCAACGAAATGGAATGCCCCTTCGTGGTCGTAGCGTGTGATAACTCGTAAACCATCCTCGCATTCGACGGTGACATGGTTGAGGCGGCCGCACAACTCCTCGGTGAAGGCTTCCTTTGCGTTGCGCAATTTCTGTGTCGTCGTGCCGCTGCGGTCATAGCCGAATGTCCCGTCAATCATCGATGCGAAACCTAACTTCGTGCAGACCCATACGGCCCATGCCCGCTCAACGGGCGTGAAGAACGATGGATGCTCGTTGATATGCCGGGCGTGTGCATGAATCTCGCGGCTGTGGAGCGAAGCGTCGATCAGTACCTTCAGGGCCGGATACTGTGTCTGGGCAATGCGGTAGAAGTTGATCAGTTCGGTGTTTGTGTCGTTGATGACTTCGCATTCGACGGGCGGCTTGGCGAAGAGAACCGAGCATCCGCCACAAAATGCCTCGGTGTAAAGGGTATGCTCCGGGATGAGCGGCAGAATGTGCTTCAGGAGCATCTGTTTGCCGCCATAATAAGAAATCGGAGTTTTGAATTGGGATTTTGCCATCGGAAGTTAGAATAATTTGATGAGTAAAAGAATCAGGAGGAGCAGCCCGGCCAGCCCCGCAGCCAACTTGAGCCACACCACCCCGCTCGACGGTTTCTCCTCGGAGATAATTTGCGTATCACTACGGGCAGCGGTGTTGATGCGACTGCGAGAGATGCTGTCCAAAGAGGTGAACCTATCGACCTGCGCCGTAACCTCGGTACGAATGATCCGCTTGACGGGTTGGCGCACAGGAATCTTCTGCGGCGGCAACACGGCCTTGAGTGTATCGGGCAGTTCTGCGGGATCGGGTGGCGGCGGAATCTCCGCCGGAGGATAAAACTCCACGATGGTCTGCCGAAGCGTACCGAAGCGGTATTCGATCTCCCGGCGGATCAATTCCGTGAGCGTGGTATCAGATATTTCAGTCTGCTCTTTGGTTGAGGTTTGCATCTGCCGAAGTGGAGAGCAGGCGCAGGCCAATGTCAGCACAGCAATCAGGGTTGAGGTTTTATACATGCTTTCATTTCTTGGATTCGTTCTTTCCGCTCTTCAGAAGTCAGTTCCCGTTGAAGCGGAACCGTGGCTTCCCACGGCAACGGGAACATTTCAATCATAGGCTGGCGGTCTTTCTTGTCGAGTTGGATGCAGGTTGCGACCCACACGGCCCAGCGTTCCCGCTCCCATGCTTGTCGTGTTCTGAACTGTTCAAGCTCCGACCACCCCAGCCATGCGTAGACAAACTCTACAGGAGTCATCTCCGCAAAGTCGTCAGGTGCAAGATGCATCTGCCCGACGGCGATGGCGAACCACCGCTCATAGGTTACCGCTTGGGCTTCACCTTCGTCGGGCCTTTCCCGTTTTTTATCAGTTCACCCAGCTTATCGGTCAACGGCGTTATAGCCTCTATGAAAAATTCAGAAACTGTGAGGATCAACTGCGGATCCTCGTCGAAGATGTCCCACACCTCCTCTTCCGTGTAACGGTGTTCGGAATTCGACCGCCGCGCTCCTTCGTTCAATCCCGTCGCAGTTAGCGCGACGATACTGTCCAAAGAGCCGAGAGCCTCTGCCGTGCCGACCGTATTTTCGAAGGTCCCGCCTTGCATCTTGGTAAACTCGCTTACAGCCCGTAGGCCGAAGTGGATCGGGCACGTCCGACCCGCGATGATGATCTCTTTCATGGATTACTTTTTTTCAGCCGCAGAAAGGTTACCACTGCCCGTGAGCGAATAACTGTAGGTTGCGTTGTCGCCCGCAGGCGTAGCCAGGGAGAAAGTGGTGATGTACGCCTTGCCGGAGTACATCTTCGTAAGTCCCGTCATCGGCGACTTAATCACCACATCGACGAGCCTCTTGGAGAGTACAAGTGCCAGCACATCTTCCGAGGAATGAGCATTCTCGATGCTCTCATCGATGACGACCAGGCCGTCACCGTCCACCGACCAAGAGATATCACCGGGCGCTTTCTCCTTGCCATTGGTGTCTTTGGTGCGCAGCTCCTTCAATTCGAGGTCGACCTTCAGCGTGTGCGTGGTGGCATGGAGCGTAGTCTTTTCGTCTACCAGGAGGATGATGTCCTCGCCTTGGATGACCCGTTTGTTTCCGATAGATTCAGGCATAAATTTATAAGTTATTGAGTGTTAGATAATGCGAAACGTGAGCGTAATGCCATGCAGATCGTAGTCGGGATAGTAATCCGTAGAGGCAGATTTGAACGAACAGCGACGCTCCGTAAGCACCTGCCCTTCGAGGGCGGCAATGACGCGATGCTTGAGTTTTTCGACCTCGGCAACCCGCCTGTCGTACACCGCAATCTCGAACGTGGTCACATACCCTGCAATGCCATGCATTGTCCTCACAGGTATTTCTTCCGGCGTGGAGAAAGCCGAGAAAGGCGCGGCCGTTCGTTCGTCCACGGCTCCAGCCTGAATCTTGTCCCGCAGTTCGGAAATCTCGCGTTCGAGGATTGAGATCAGTTCCTTTTTGAAATCCGTCATTTGATTACAGGTTTAAAATTCTTGGCGACAAATTTCTCGACAGCAGCAGCCAACGCATCACCGAACAAGGCCACCGTGCGTTCGTGGCTTTCTGTGTAGGCTTGCTCCAGAAAGGGCGTAGGCTTGATGCCCTTGACGCTGCGGGTAAAGACCTTTTTGCCCTGTGCATCTTCAAAAACCAGTAACTTGCCTTTTTTCGAGGTGCGCGGATCCTTCGTGCCTTCGTGAATGAACTTCCCGTAATACTCGTTGATCGCACCCTTCTTCTTCGTGCGTTCAAAGACAGGTTTGACAGCTATCGTCACCTCTGACTTGGGGGCATTCCGGTCCTTGTAGCGAACAATGCGCAGTTGCTTTTTGAGTCGTCCGCTCCGCACAGGGACTTTGCCTCTGGCGGATTGGAGCATCGGCTTGGCCGAAGTGCGCAATGCCGTGTTGAGCATCCGCTTCTGCAAGTTGTTAGGCAGCTCATCCAGAATCCGTCTGGCTTCGGTATACCCTTCGATCTTAAGTGTCAGCATCGGTATCTGCCGTTTTTAATAGTCGTTATATCCTATTCTGAAGAATCCTCCGCATCGCTCTTCATACATTTCAGGTGCAGCCGCCACCGACGGCCCTCCTCGTGAATAGAAGTGATCTTGCGCAGGCGTTCTTCGTCGCGGATCATCTGCCCGGCCCGCAGGCCCTCCATGTAGCGGATGGTGTAGACCACCTCGTTTTCGTGGACGATGCGCCCAGCATAGAGATTCTCGCGGCCACCATTCTCGGTGCGCTGGGCGAAACAGCTCGCAACCCGTACAAGAGATTTCAGAAGATCGTTATAGCCATCTCGTTCGGCTGTATATTCGAGAATCTCAATTCGGTGATCAAACATGGCCGTAGGGAGTTACCCGCCACGGTTGGAGTAGTTTCTCCGCCGTGAGGGAGAGTTCCGAAACCGAACGGCCGACCAAGTTGTCCGACTCGTTGTCGTAGAGTGTACCGAGTGTCAGTAGGATCGCAGCCTTGATCGCCGGCGGGATATTATCTTTGCTATATCCGACAATGGCCGTCACCGTAATCTTCTCACCGCCATACTGCGGCTCGGTAACGAGGAGAGGTTCGTAATCGTCCGCCAGAAGTGTGTAGTCCTCTTCGGGGATTGAAGAATGAGATACGGAGAGCCGCACGATCTGCGTCGTGGGGACGGGCAGGCGGACGATGGGAGCGTCACTGGGAATAAGCACGTCGAATGACACAGACTTCTCCCGGATGATCCGGCCCGTCATATCTTCGGCCACAGCGACAGCCATGTCGAGTTTTGCAGTGATTAAAGTGTCATCGTGGGTGGCGCTGCCTACTCGCAGGTGTTGCTTGGCGAGGCCCAGCGTGATCGGCGACTCCCGTATCTCAAGAGTTTTCATGGTTCCCTTTCAGAAGTCGGGAACAGGAAGATGCTGTGGCGCAAATATACAACAGCAATTTCCGTTTTGCACCCGAAGTGTTCAATTTTTTACAATAAAAAATACAACTATTTGACTACGAAGCCTTATGCACCAGTTTGTGAACCGGGTGCGTTCCGGCGTCGAGGAGAATACCGTCCATACGGGCGAAGCCGAACAGTCCGATGGAGAGGTACTCGGCCAGCAGTTCGTTGAGGCGGATCACGCGGAACGATTTGACCATACGGATCTTGTACTTCGAGAAGTCCCCGAACAGTACCGAGGTTTTACCAGCCCCGACATCGTCGATATCGTCGTTGAGGATATACGACTTCCCGAAAAGGGTCGCCGGTGTGCCGTCCTTCGCACCTTCCTGCCAGATGTAACGGCCTGTGGAGTCTTTGATCTTCACCAGCGAATAGAATGTGTTGCGGTTGAACATGAACTTTCCACGCTGGGCATACGAAGAGTCCACGCCCTTGATCAGTTCGATCAGGGCATCCAGAGAGATGCCGCCGGCTGATGGGTTGACCGGGCAAGGGTGTGCCCAATTGACGATGCCCTTCGGTTTGCCCGTGCCGCTGCCGACGGTGAGATCCTCGTTGATACCGCGTCCGAAACTCTCCGTGAGCAGGTTCGAGAGCAGCGACTCCAAATCGAAGACCGAGTCTTGCAGAAGTTCCAGCGATACAGGAACGATTGGTGTGCGATAGGTGTACGCCTTGAGAGTTTCGGAGCCGAACGACGGAGCCGACTTGGTCGACTGGTTATATTCGGCCACGACCGTAGCTTTCGCATTGGTATTGTTCACCGTCGGCATAATCAGATCGCCGCCTTTGCTCGTGGTGAGAATCGTCCCGGCCTCGAACATTCCGCCGTAGGCTTTCAGGGCGACTTCGATACTGTCGGCCAACGTTGCCGGAACAATCACTCCCGCTGTGAGTCCTGTGATGCCGGCACGCTGCTCGAACAGCACACGGCTCTCGGCCGAAATACCGGTGGCCCCACGCAGCAGGTAGTCATGGAAGGCAGAACGATATTCGTCCTGCTGCTTGGACTCGGTAGCCGGAGTAGCCGTGCGCGACTCGATCTGCTGCGCGGCTTGGTTGCGTTCGATCTCTTCGAAGCGTTCCTCGCTCCCGACGGCCTTGTCTGCCTTGTCGTAGTCCGCGAGAAGCTGCTGCCAGCGCGACTCTTCCTCGGAAGTCATATCTCGGCCATCAGCCGCCGTGCGCAGTTCGTCGATCTGCTTAAAGACCGAAGCCCGCGCCTCACGTAATGCTTTCAGTTTGCTCATAAACATGAATTTTGATTTGTCTGGAGCAAACATAAGCCGAGGTGGCGATGTAAGCCGATACCATTGTCACACATAGACGCGGAACAAGAATTGCTGGTAATAAATTCAAGCAGTAAGCCGTTATTAGATTAGTTTTTATTATCTTTGCAATATGAGTATTCGGGAACAGATCGCAGATAAGCTGATTGCAGCAGGCGGGTTTTGGTCGTATGACGAAAAGTCCGTCCGGCAGAACGTGTCCGATGAACAGTTAATCGAGGCGACCCTCGAAAAACTCGACCTCGACGACATAGACCTGTTGTTTCAACTCTTCCCGGCAAAGAAGATCAAGGAGGTTTGGCAGCGGACGATGGTCGTTCAAGGCGACTTTTACCATTCGTTAAACCGTTTTTATGCTTGGTATTACTTCGACATCCGTTATCCGGATCGCTACCTGAAAGCGATGCTGACTCGCCATCTATCGAAACGAACCGCATGAGAGGCATCGCAAAACATACCGAAGCAATTATCGGCAAAGTTTCACAGTTGGAATGTATCAAAGGATGGACGCTTGTCGGAGGAACTGCGTTGGCCATTCAATTGGGTCACCGCATGAGCGAGGATCTCGACTTCATGCGTTGGCAATCCCACAAAGGCGAACGCATGGACGTGGACTGGCCGGTAATCCGCAGACAGTTGGAGAGCGTCGGAGAGATTCAGTCGTTGGATATACTCGACCATAACCACGTCGAATTCGTTGTGGCGGGAGTGAAATTCTCCTTCTACGCACGGGAGGATCGGTCGCCGGTAAAATCAACGATTCCTTTCCTGAACAATATCGTACTCGCGGATACCGAGGCTATTGCCGTCATGAAGATGGAGGTCATGCTGCGCCGCAGCAAGTTCCGCGACTATTACGACCTGTATTGCATCTTTCAACAGGATCCCGACGTGATGAAGTTTGTCCGAGCGGCCAGTGAATATTCGAATCACCTGCTCAAGAGCAAGCACATACTGGCTATGCTCACCAACCACAACCATTTCGACGAAGACCGGAATTTCGAACAATTGGAACCCCGCTTCTCAATCACATCCATAGAAATAGAAGAGTATATCAAGGGACTTCTGAAACAAAAGTAATGGCGGCAAATTTACCGCCATTATTTATTTGAGTTTCAATGCTTCTACCAACCGCCACCGCGAAAGGCTCTCGCGGTGGATCCGCTCGGCATCCGGCTGCGGCTCGTGCGCCCTGATCCACTCCGTCTTGCGCTCTTCGAGATGGCGTACCGAGGCTTCGGTATCCTGATAGGCAGGAAAGACGACCAATGCCACATCCACCACGCGGGAGAATTTACGGATCGTTCGCTCGTCTCTCTCCAGCCCGTTCTGCTCGTCGGCATACACCCATTCGTCCTGCTCGACGCCGAAACGGAACGAGCATTTCGATACATCGCCCCGGCGTACCAGTTCCAGCATGTCGTTACCGAGCGTCGTGTTCGGAGCCTCGAACGAAAACCGCAGGCCAATATCATCCACCGACAGTTGAAGCGTGCCGCTCGTCGTTCGTGAGAGGATCGCATCGTCGCGGTGGTTGAAGCACATAATCACATCCTGAAGGTCGCAGTCGTCGAATGCGCCTCGCGCAATCTTCTCCCGGAACCATCCCATGATCGGGTCGCTCCAACACTCGAACTTCGCGGCATAGCCCGCAATCGTCCGGCTGACGGTTGCTTCGTCCCGTTGCTCGATATGCAGATCGGAAACGATGCACCGAATCTCGATCTCGTTATTATTCAATTTTCTCTTTTCCATATATGGCTGTTTTAACAGGTTGCATATTCATCTGCACGAAGTATTCGTCACCCCCTTCATAGCGGTTCATATCTTCCAGCGAGCGGATTTCATTGGCCGACATCGCACCCACGATGTTCATGTTCTTGTAGTATTCCGAACGGGTCTTGGCATCGCCCCGCAGCAGTCCGTTCAGCCCGAACAGGAAATAATACTCCTCGAACTCATCGTCGCGGAGCAGTTTGCGGTTGAACTCCTCCTCGATACGTACCAGGTAAGGCATCAGGCAGTATTGCACGAACTCCATGCCCTGATGCTCGATGTTGTTGTTCGTCGCCCGTTCGAGGTCGGCGATCATGTGCGGCGGCACGCCATAGATCGTGGCGATCTCCGTCTTCTGGAACTTCCGTGTAGCAATGAATTGTGCATCCTCCGGCGGGATGGAGATACGTTCGTAGGTCATACCCCCTTCCAGCAAGAGCGGGACATGGGCGTTGTGCAGACCGACCGATTGGGCAAGCAGGTCTTTCTTGAGACGTTGGTAGGCTTCCGGCTTGAGCGTCGAGGGGTATTTGAACACGCCTGACATATTGCCACCCTGATCGAAGAAGCGTTTACCATAGACCTGCGCCGAGACAGAAAGTTCGAGGTTGTCCCGATGAACGGCAATCGGACTCTTGCCCTTGTAGCCGTTGGTCGAGAGACCGCGCAGATGAATGATATCATCGTTCGGGAGTAATTCTCCGGTATCCAGCCGATAGAAAAGTTCGTCGCTGTCATTAAGGATCGGTTCGATACGGGATGGGTGGATCAGCTTCAATCGCACAGGGCGGTAGTATTTATCCCGGAAGATACGAGCATAGCCATTTCCCCATAAAGCGCACGATACCATAAGGTGGTGCATCAGATCGAAGCGTGTAGAGTAGGAATTGGGAATCTGAACAAGGTGATGACAGGGATGGTCATACTGCCGCTCGCGGCCTTTGGAAGTGCGGCGATAGAGGTGCATGGGCAGCGTTCCTACTGTCTCGGAGAGGATCCGGACACAGGCCCAGACCGCCGTGAGGTTCAGCGCACCCTCCTCAGTGATATAGGGCCGGCCGACAGCATCCGCCACTGTGTCGGCCGTGATCACATGATTGACCGCTGCCTCGAATTCGGCTGCCGTCATGTCGCGCCGCTCGCCCCTATGCAAAAATGAAAACCACTTCACTATCGCTTGCTTTTATCCGAGACAAACATAGCGAAGCGGTTCGAGATATGGATAAGACAATGTCTAACCCGTAATTATTTCATTTGTCAATCTTTCTAAATTTTCTTCTCTGACACGGGGCTTCAACTGACATTGCCAGACCGTGAGTACGCGATATCCGAGTTCTTCCAATTCACATTTTTTCCGTTCGTCCCGTTCTAAATTATCTGCGATCTTTTTCTCCCAATATTCGAGATTGGTCGATGGCAGATGAGAATACTTGCATTCTTTATGTCCGTGCCAAAAACAACCGTTCACGAATACTGCAGTCTTATATTTCGGGAAAACGATATCCGGCGTACCCGGCAATCGCTTTACATTCTTCCGATACCTCAAACCGCGCGCGAACAAATATTTTCGGACTATTATTTCGGGTTTCGTCTCTTTTCCCGTTACATGGGACATTATCTCCGAACGTTTCTCTTTGCTGACCGTATCCGCCATTATGCATTATTGAGCAATTGGATAATTCGTGCTTTGATATTTTCATATGTTGCCGTAAGCCGACTTTTTGCCGCATGCGTTAAGCGAGACGTATGCGACATAGCGTCGCGTATCGGTTTATATTCTATAGCATCTCTACGCAATGACGCCTTTTTGTCTTTATCGGTTTCATCATCGGCAAGATAGGCTAAATCATCCATTGCACAATAAGACAATTCCGTTGCATTTTCTCTAATATCGAAACTGATATTAGCTTTATTCTTGTGCATTTCAGTTTTTTGTATCCAATCTTCAATTTGTTTCTGCAATTTTTCCGGAATTTGAATCTTTTTGTCTTCAATGTATTTTCGAAGCAGATTTTCCGCAACGAAACATTCTCCGTACGAAGAAAAATTGAACTCGGCGTCTTGACCCAAGTCAGTGATCCACTCCTCGACTTTTTTTCGACTTGGTGCATGAGTCTTGGGCGGTACGAAATCATCGGCTACGGCACTGAAGAGTTCTCTTGATTTGCGTTCTTTCCGGGAGATTCGTTTATTTTCAGAATCTCCATCTTGATTCAATTCGGTACGCCATTTATCCCAGTCGTCGAGGATGGTTCTCAATAATTCTTCTATTTCTTTCAAGAAAGCGACGAACTTGGGATCATCCGATACAACGCCCTCTCGGCTACTCGTAAATCGATCGTTTTCATCATCCAATACGTTATAGTGAATTTGCCCGTACAAATAACTTTCGACGATTCGTGTTGTTGGAATATGTTTCAAAATATCTTTTTCGCGCAATCGACCATTCACATATAAATCAATACTTACTTTTTCCTCCGACTCTCTGATTTTAAGCATAGACGGCTTCTCAACAGAAGCGATAAAACCAGAAATGGTATCGATTCCGGCTTGTAAATCTTTTTGTTTCTTCAAAGCTTCGCTTCTTTGAAGTTTCTCAGAAATATAAGGATCGTTAGGGTTATCAATTTTCCATAAGAATTGTGTTCCATTGATCAAATCCGTCAACTCGTCCAATGTTATTTGAGAATCGTTCAAGAAAATACGAAATGATGGATCCAACAACGAAAATCGGAAGTACAAAGCGACTAATTTCCGTATGTATTCGATTTTGTTACGAATCCCATCATTGATTTCTTCGAACAAAATAATTGTTCCTGAAACCATATCTTTCCCGAATCGTCCCACAATAGAAGCATCAGGAACACCTAATTTATACTCATTCGTAGAAACATCGTCTTTGATCGCCTCATCCAATCCCGAATTATCGATAATGCCGCCGACCAAATCCGTATTTACAGTTTTAGTCAGAACGGTTATTCTTTTCGCACAAGACAATAATGCCAACTTTCCGATACCTTTACGCCCGATGAACGGCCTTCCGTTTTCGGTTGCAGAAACATTATCCTTACGTTTTGAATAACCGATTTTCAAAAATTTATTTTGGAAGTCATCTTCAGTCATTCCTCGTCCGTCATCTTCGATGATAAGTATATTTTTATCACGATCTATCGTAATCCGGACATTCTGCGCATCGGCATCCCATGCGTTGGAAATAGCCTCTCCCAATACGGTGATAAAACTGCGATATAGATTTCTTCCGAGATGATTCAATATGCTCAGCGAAATATTGAATGTGTAAGCGTTCATAAATCGGTCAGGTTAGAGTTTATGTGTTTAGATATGCTTTCCGCTATTATTTCCCCCAGCCTCGGAGGTACGGCGTTGCCGATATATCTCGATGCTTTGGTGATCGCGACATACTGCTCATCGGCGAAAAACTTATACGTTTTCGGGAATGTTTGTATAAGGGCGGCCTCTCTGACCGATATCGCACGTTCTTGGGTCGGGTGTCCGAATCTTCCGTTTCCCAATCCGGTACATTGGGTAGTCATTGTAGGAGCCGGTTTTTCCCAAACCATTCTGCCGTAAACGCTTCCGAACGAACTGCCGCCATTTGTTTGATGGCATCGCAGTCGCAACTCTTTAGGCCAATCTTTCCATCCTCCGCCGTACGGAGTATTTCGGATACGATCGAGATTCTTCGGCGACAATGATTTGGCTCTATGCAAAGGATCGTTCGGATCGGCCTCTCCGGCTTTCAGTTCCGGCAGGTCGCCTATCGTATCTTTAACGGTTTTATATTCGTTCGGCTTATGCGTAGGCGGAATCAATTCGATTTTACCCAATCGCGACGCCAACAACACCAATCGCTTCCGCGTTTGAGGAATTCCGTAATCCGGACAATATACAGGCTTCACCCAAACTCGATAGTCGTTTTCTTTCAAAAGATTCACGAAATCGGATAACACTGGTTTATCTTTGAATGCCAGAATTTGAGAGACATTCTCCATCGTGACTATATCCGGCAACGTATCTTTTACCAACCGTCCGAATTCATACAACAAATCGTATTTATTCGGATCCTTTTTTTTGTTTTTGAACGCATACGAAGAAAACGGCTGGCAAGGAGCGCATCCTGCCAAAACCCTAATAGCATCTTTACTGTACAATGCGCCGATTTCATCGGCGGATACCGTTTTGATATCTTTATAGATGAACTTCGCTTCGTTATTCGTTTCATAGGCATACCGGCATGTGGCATCGAGATCGTATCCTGCAAGGATATCGAACCCCTTGCTTTTCATACCGAAACTCAAGCCGCCGATGCCGCAAAATAAGTCTATGACTTCTATTTTTCGAGATGCAATCATCATTTTTTTCTTAAAACTTTACAAATATAATAATTTTGATTCGAATATCTATTCAGCACTCTCCGAAACGAACTGAATTCCGAGTACCTGCGCTTGCCGATAATCGTGATATAGAAATCCTCTAACCGCTCGTAAGCCTCCAACTGCGTCGGATAGAGGTCGCGCATGCGGAGGTATAGTTCCGCAAACCCCTCGAACGAGAGGAAATGCCGCACTTCGGGTTCGAGCGGATTCATCGCTTTCAGTTCCGCCTCGACCTTCTCACGCTCGGCCGCGATAACCGGCGAATGGTAACGCTTGTATTGTTTCCGGTTCATTTTTCTGCTGTTCATAATCGTATCGTGTTATAAGGTTAATAATCCTCGGTTTTCGTAAGGGTTGCTCTCGTCGTTCGCCTGGGCGGTCATCCACTCGCCCAGCGCCATGATCGCGGCGACTATGCCGTCGATTTTCTGAACAGATTTTTCCTTGTCGGGCTTGATGTTTCCGGCCGGATCGGTCTTGACGACCGTCGAGGAAAGCATCCACCGCAGAACAGGATTACCGAAATGCTCCACTTTCCCGGTCAGCACTGCCTTCTCGAACTCCTTTGTCGGAGCCGACATCGAACCGTACCCTTGACCGAAGGGGTTACACTCCATGCCCTCGTTCTGCAAGTCGATAATTGTCTGAGAAGAATTCCATCGGTCGTAGGCTGAAGTGCGCAAATCGTAGTTAGCGGTAATGTGCAGGATATCCGCTTTGACGAAATCGTAGTCGATCACGTTACCTGGCGTGGCGGTCACATAACCTTCGGTCACCCATTTGTCGTAGTTAATATTCTCTTTCTTTATTTTCTCCTGCATCTTCTCCTCCGGAATCCAGAAATGCGGCAGCAGTTGAAAGCGGTCGTTCTCATGGAAGAGTAGCAGATAGGCTGTGATATCCGATACGTTCGATAGGTCGAGTCCACCCCAGCAGGCACAGCCCTTCAGGTCGGCGGGATTCGTTGCACCGATACACTTCATCCATACATCATCCAAAATCCATGTCTTTTCGGCATCAACCCAGAGATTCACGTTTTTGGTCATTACGTTTCGCACTGCCTCCGGACGGTTCTTGGCGTCCTTTACCTGGTCGGCGAGGTAGTCGGCCGAGAGCGACACGCCGAGGTTGGGATTCGACTTGATCCACATCTTCGGGTTGTCCCATTCCTCTTTCGTGTCGTGGGTATAGATAATTCCGAACAGCGAATCGTCCTCGTTCACGCCGCGCAGAACTTTGATCACATTGTCCCTGTAAGCATAGCAAGCTCCTGATTTGTTGAAGCCCGCCGTGGTGATGATGAACATCAACGGTTGCTTCCGTGCGCCGAACGCCGACTTAATGACATCGAACATCCCCGAATCCTTGTGGGCGTGAAATTCGTCGATAATGCCGCAACTCGGATTAAGTCCATCGTGCGTTCCGTAGTCCGAGGAAAGCGGCTTCATCGTACCGCCCTTCAACTCATAAACGATGGAGTTGCGGTAAGGTGTGAGGTAGTTCTTCAGGTCGGTGGCCTTGACAATCGCCACAGCATCGGCGAAGCAGATCTTCGCTTGGTCCTTGACCGTTGCTGCCGAGTAGACCTCCGGTCGTGCTTCGCCGTCGGCGAAGAGCATATACAGACCGATGCCGGCCGACAAAGCCGTTTTACCGTTCTTGCGGGCGATCTCGATGTAGGCGTAGCGGAAGCGCCGTGTACCGTCCGCATTCCGCCAGCCAAAAATATTCCAAAGTATGAAATGCTGCCACGGCTCCAGCCGGAACTGCTGTCCAGCCCATTCACCTTTGGTGTGCTTCAGTTTTTCGATGAAGTTGATGGCCCGCATAGCAGCCTTGCGATCGAAGTACCAACCTCGGTCGAGGGCGTCGTCGAGGTCGGCATAGTAGCGCCGAACCGCAAGCCTGACATACTCGCAGATGACAATCGCCCCATCGCGCACTTGCTCGGCGTAGACTTCGGCGGGATATGTTTTATTCGTATTCACAGGCAGTTCTTATTTGCCACGGTTTTCGGCGGTTCAAACCCTTACGCGAAAAAAACCTCATTATGAAAAAACTAAAAACCATCGCGTACCGGGTCATCAATGCCCTTATCGATTATGCTATCGTTGAAATTCTAAAAGCCATCTATGAGGAACTACTACGGTAGTTCCTCAAATTCTGCAAAGTCATCCTTCGGCCCTTCATCGGATAAGAGCGCAGCAACCCGACTGCGGCTGGCCGGAGTCAATCCGAACTCTGTCGCAAGGGCTTTGGCATTCATCAACGCAGACTCGGCGACCTTCCGCTTGGGATTGATGACTGTCATTGTGCCGAACTTCGTCTCCACGTCGATGGTATACCCTTTTTTCTCCAATTCTCGCATCAGGTCATGGTAGAGTCCGATTTCCCGTGCATAGGCGACGACCAAGTCAATACCGACCATATCCAGCAGCCGGTTATGAATCAATTCCATCGCCACAACTTCGAACACCTTTTTAGCAGTACCTTTCAGGCCGGAGCGCGGAAGCGTAACGACGGCAGTAGCTCCCGGAACATCACTGCCCGCCATCCTGCATGGCTGATTCGTCCCACGCAGGGATTTCAATTCGTCCGGTAGTTTTTTGCGACCTTTCATCTCTCAACATTTATTGCACAGAAATTAAACATCCGAATCTATAAGACCCGGATGCTGTATTTTGAAATATTATGTGGGATAATCAGAACGCTTGTCTTCGCAACCATTCATTTAGAAATCTATCGTAGACGATATAACCGTTTGTGGCCTTATAAACCAATTCATTGTTGAGTAACTTCTTAATGGCGCTATTTACGCTGCTGGCAGCTTTAAGATGATGCCGGGCGATAAATTCACCTGCTGTTATCTCCTTAACGCAACCTTCGAGAGCAATGGCTTTGAGCAGACGAATATTTCCGGCAGGATATGCGACAAGTAGATTCTCGTAGGCATAAGTTGATTCCTCTACAATTTCTCGAATAGCAATCTCGACTGTGTCAACATCGATAGCGACTTTATATCCATAAAGTCGGTTCAATATTGCCTGAATATACCAAGTATGACCATCAAATCGATCATAAATGAATTTAAAAACACTTTGTCCCAACTCCCGACCTTGCTTCCAGAAAAACGCAGCGGCAAAATCATAGTATACTGCCTCATCGATTCGGTCTATTGTAAGCGTTTGCGTACTTTGATAAAAAGGTCTCTTTGCCGATAAAAACATCTCCTGCATAACATGTTGCTTACTGCCCGCAAAGATTAGATTCACATTCGGGAGGAATTGAATATAAGACCGTAATAATGCTTCAACACCCTTTTCCGGGTATTCAGCAATCTGTTGAAATTCGTCGATAGCAATATAACACCGCACGTCTGCGGATTTTAGATAATCGAAGATTTCTTTAAGAGTCGCGTCCTCTCTTGTCGGTATAACATCTATTGTCGCCTTTGGTAAACCTGTCAAATCATCAACAGTATATACTGGACGACAACTTTTAATAAACTTTGCGACACGGCTAAACGCCTTTTGAGGTGCAGAGTCCAATTGTCCCAACACGGTATTGGCAAACAATCGAATGAAATCACCCAGATTCTGTGTAGAATAGATATCCATGTACAACGTCACTACATCCGATTGCTGCTCATGCAATCGATAAAAAACATGCCTGATCAGTCCCGTTTTACCTATACGGCGCGGAGCGATCAAAGTCAGGTTGCGACCGTTGTGCAGAGCATCGATCATCGTTGCTGATTCCCGCTCGCGATCACAGAAATATTCAGGACTGTAATAGCCCGAAATCAAAAACGGATTATTTGGCTTCATTGCATTCCTATTTTATTGTTACGAAATTATCGTAACGCAAATATCGCAACAAAATCTCAAATATCCAAGTATTTCTCACATAATATTTCAAAGAACGCATCCAAGAATTATCTCGTTATCGTTTTCTCCCATTTCTCCAATTTTGCACGCGCGTGTTCGAAAGGGGGGAAGCGATTACTTTTCGGCGGGCTGTAAGGGATTCTGACCCCTTCCCCTTGTGCGTCGAAGGTACTACCTTGCTCATGTAACTCTTTGATACCCACTATTGGGAATCAACAAGTTGCAGAAAATCGCAATCTTTTCTTTTTTAAACAGTTAGCGTGATTCATTAATTTACTGTACTTTAATCATACTCTTCAATTCCTTCCATTATTTAAAATCAAGTCTGCAACACCTTTCGATGGGGAATGATGCAGTAGCCTTCTTTGCTGGGCCATCTCGATATAGATACGTGTAGTCTTCGTGTCGGAGTGTCCCATCATGTCCTTGATCGTCTCGATGTCCACGCCCTGCTCAACCATGAGTGCCCCGAAGGTATGCCGCAGCGAGTGCGCTGATATCTTCGGATGTGCAATGCCGATGCGAGCGAGATACTGCTTGACGATACGTCCGATGGTCTGTCGAACTAAACGATTGTTCCGGCAATACTTATGGGAGATGAAGAGCGGATCCTGCTCACGGAAATCCCGGTCAGCAATATACTCCTCCAACCATTCGACGGTAGAGGGATGCAACACGACGATCTCATTCTTATCCGTACGGCCCTTGCGCTGAATATAGAGGATTGGCTCGCCCTCGCGCTTCGAGAAGTCCCCGATATCAATTCTCTCGACCTCGCAGGTACGAAGACCGTTGAACAACATCAGCGAGATCATCAGCCGGTCGCGGCGGCCGATTATGGTTTCGGTATCAATGCTGTCCAACAACCGAAATGCCTGCTCCGCCGTGAGTGGCAGCTTGCTATACTCGGTATGCCGCTTGCTGCTTTTGATGCCGGCAGCAATATTCTCATAGTAACCATGCCGTTCACAAAACCCATAGAAGAGTTTTAGGATCGTCACAAGACTGTTTACCGTGTAGACACTCTTCCCATCAGTCTGAAGGTGTTGTTTGTACTCCAGAACATGACGGCGTTCCGGAGAGCGTGTATCGATATCCCGTGCCGACAGCCACCGGAACCACAACGCGATCTTTCGTTGGTAGTCCCGTTTCGTCGAGGGCAGGATATCGCATTCCGAAATCCACTCGGCGATTATTTCATTCAGTTTGAGTGTTGTTCTCATCGCATAAAAAGGACGGATGCGGAGCGTTCCTTTTGCCTTTGACTGATTGCAACCACTCGCTCCGCATCCGTCGGCATTGGCTTACATCATAGGCACTCTATTTTGGTTAGGATTTTCTCCGATGGCGTTCACGCCCTGATTTCTTGTTATGACAGCTATGGCAGAGGCTCTGCAGATTTGTTAGGTTCAAAGCCGCTCCTCCCTCATTGATCGGCCGAATATGGTCGACCATCTGCGCCAAGCTATGGCGGCCGTGCTTCAGACACTCTTCACAGAGTGGTTGTTGTTGCAACTTCGCGGCCCGCAACTTGCGCCACGCCGTTGAGCGGTAGAACTCCGTGTTGGAGTGCTGACGGCCAGACTGCGGATCGTGCTTCGGCTGCCACGGCCGGCGGCAGGTTTTCTTGAGTGTCGGCATGGTCAGAAGATGATATTGGGATTGAGCGGCAGGTCGTGATCTTCGGTTTCGAAGCCGACAATGCGGATGATCTTCGCATCGGGATAGCGTTCACGCAGTTCCCGTGCGGAGATGCCGTACTTGGCAAAGTCGGCAGTATAGGCCGCAGGGCCAGAACGCTTCATATTTCGGCGCAGGTTCTCGATCTCGACTTCCACCCACTTCTCAATATCACCATTGTGGGTGACATACTTGCGGCGGCCGTCCTCCAAATGAAAAATTACTCGTTGCAGTTTCATATCTGATATGTTTTTGAATGTCAGCGCAAACTCTCACCACAGAACTCCACTATTCGACATAACCGGGTCAATCTGTCGAAAGTCCGTTCTCCATAACGTTGGAGCAGTTGTTCTTCGGTTAAATTGGTAGAGATGAATAGCGGCCGCAGATAGCGTTCGGCAGCATTGATGATCCGGTTGAAACCTTCGTACTTCTCGCCGTAATCATTGATTAGCGGCTCGACGCCCAATTCGTCGATAATTGGATAAGCCGAGCGGGTCAGATAGTCGAGGTTCGACATCTTCGGATCATAGCCGGCGGTGGTCGCCGCAAAGTCATAGGGCTTCTGAAAGTCATCGGCATGGATCGGCTGCGAGTGGAAACTTTGCAGCGCCAAGAGGACGGGAACGACACCCGTGAGAATGATGCTTTTACCGCGTCCGCAGTCGCCATAGAGCAACAGGCCATGCCCGGCGGTCGACGTCATCCAATCGATTATCTCGGTATATTCCGGGAGATGTTGGTAGCGGAGGATCGATTGATCCACACGCCGGAATACTTCGCAGAAGAGTCCTTCACAGTAGTCCTTGTTTCCCCATGAGAGATTATGAGGCTGCCGAACGACAATGCGTTTCTGGTCGGAAAGTCGGTCGATAAGCGTTGCAATAGTATCCATACGGCGTGCTACTTTAGGGGCTAATATACTGTTGTCGAAATTATGTGAAAGGGACTATTGTCCCACTTTATCTTTGCGCTCGAACTTCGCCAAGAGACTGCGGGTTCGCGCATCATTGGCCGGTCGGAGAATTTGTCCTGGATGCTGACCATTGCGCAACGGGAACAGGCCAGCCCAATTGTTTGCAATGCTCTGATCGATAATCTGCCATGCTACATGAGGATCATTATCAGCGAGTAGTCGAAGTTGCGACAAGCATTTACGAACAGAAAGTTCACTCTTATAGCGTTCGCGGCGGCTGCGTTTATATTCCAACCATAAGGTCATCAGTTCCCGCCACGGATCATCTGTATTCGCAAGCCAACATGCAATATCAAAAAGAGGGGCGGATTCTCTTTCTTTTTGGCCGCAACTTTTTTCTTTCTGGGGTGGGGAGTTCGTAAAAACCGTCGCAGGCTCTCCTGCGACTTCTTTTTTTTCTTCTGACAGTTTAGAGTAGTTTAGTCTTAAAGAAGAAGTATCCGTCCCGACTTGTATCCCGACTTGTGTTCGTGAGGCGGACGCATTACGGGACGCAATTTCAGTATCATCTCCAGCTTGTGTCCCCGATTGTTTTCGCGGGGCGGATACAAAACGAGTTTCAAAACTCTGCAATTTATAGATCCCCGTACCGCGACCGCCACTCATCCGATAGTCGATAAGTCCATAGCGACGTAAAATATCTCGCTCTTTGTAAACCGAGGTGCGTGATAATGAACTCCGGCCCACGAGCGTCGAAAGTGATACCCGCAACTCTGGCTGCCAGCCACTACGCGAGGCAATCTGCATCAGAGCATGCCAAAGCGCGATACCCATCGCCGACAGCTCATGCGTCTCCAACCAGTCGTAGAAGAGTTTTATCTCCGTCATATAATTCAT